ATAGAAATTGCCGTGTTATCTGAAATTCTCATTATTTAAACCATTGTAAGTACATTAGCCAAGGCACTAATATAGGCCAGACTATGTGTTCTACAATTTCGTATAACACAGCGAGTGTTAATAATATAGCCCAAAACTTTGAGGTTTTTGCTTTTTCAGAAAGAATTCCAAATATTTTAGAGTGCCACAGCCCTATCTTTCGGATGATAGCGTTCATTTTTAATTGCAGTTAGATTTATCTAAGTCTACAGGTTTGCCATCACTATGAAACCATACCCATGAGGAAATTTTAGTTCCTTCTTGCGTATAGGTGCATTTTTTACCTATTGAGCAGGCGCTCAAAGTAAATAATAATAGTGCAAGCATTATAAATAGTTTATTCATTTTATTCCTTATTTTAACTAGGCCCCCCAAAGAATGCCAGTAAAAACACCGCTATAAATAATAGGATTGTGAAATATTTCTGTCTTCGGTGATTCATTGCTAATCTCCGAAGACGTAATTTTCGAAGCCTCAACATTCTGTAGTTCATTTATTTTATCCATTATTGACACCATTCACATTCATTTGTATCATCTACAACAACACCGCTATTATTGGTTTGAACTTCAATGTGTCCACAACTACAAGATTTACAATTACATTGACACCCTGAGCTTAAATTACAATGGCACAAATGATTACATGTTTTACACACTGGTGATTTATTTTGTTCCATTTAATTTTTCATACCATTCAACGATCTTTCGCTTGAAAGCCCGTAGCATTCGTTTAAGTTTTATCATGATTATAAATTAATAGAACTTTAAGTTTGGACTATAATTAATATAAGAATTACTGCAATAATAATAGCCGTAACTTTTTTATGAGCCAATGCTAATGACCATAAACGAGTCGCATATTGTTTTACTTTTTCCATAATATCTCCTATTTAATATCTCCCCAATTATCACCTGCTTCATAGTCTACCTTATTCGGAACCTGTAGTACAACAGCTTCTTCCATAATTTGGACTATTTGTTCGGCCTTTTTATCAGATTCTACAGAAATGTCTACTTCATCATGGATCTGAATATGAGGAATTATACCGCTTTTATAAAGCGCTACCATGCTTTTTTTAGTCATATCTGCAGCCGATCCTTGTATTAATTTATTTAAGGCTTTGTAAGTAAAGGCACGTTTTAAAGGCTCATCATAATTTTTTCTAGCTTGTTCAAGAGGAAGAGGTTTAAATACTCCAAATTGAACGGGTTGCCACAGATCAAAATGACATGCTCTTCCTAACAAAGTTCTAATTTTTCCTCGATCATTAGCCTTACGAGAAACATTGTCCATCAGTTGTTTTACAAAAGGTGCTCGTGAGTGATATTGTCTAATTAATTTTTCCGCGGACTCTTTCATTAATCCTAGCTCAGCCATTAATTTATTTTTACCCATTCCATACATTAATCCTAAATTAATCGTCTTGGCTTGCTTTCGTTTTATGCCTGCCATATCAGCCACGACTTGATGGAAATCAGCGTCTCCGGCCTTGTATGCGTCTGCAATTTCATGAACTCCTGGTAAATTTTGTAATTTTGCGTAGTGTACTAAAATTCTAGGTTCTTGTTGTGAATAGTCAAATGATCCCCATTTACATTTTTCTTCTGGAATAAATATAGATCGAATCATTGGACCTAACTCAGGATGTCTTGCGGGAATTTGTTGTAAGTTTGGATTACTCATTGAAAATCTTCCAGTGACAGTTCCACCCTGATCCGAGCGAATTTGATTTATATCAGCATGAATCCTTCCGTTGTGTGCATGTTTAGTAATGGAATCTATAAAAGTTGTATGGGCTTTATTTATTTCTCGTGCATCAGCAATTGATCTCGCTAATTCGTGTGGATGATTTTGTAAAAAGTTTTTTGTAAAACTTGGTTCATTTGATTTTGCAGTTCGGTCGTAAGGTAATTTTAATTTATCAAAAGCTTTTGCAATAGATCGAGCAGCCATAATTTCTACATGAAGGCCCGTTAAATCCTTGATTTTATTGAGAATTTTTTGTTCTCTCGCCATCAAATTTTTTTTAATTTGGTGAGCTTTTTCTAAATCAACTTTTACACCCTTAAATCTCATTTCAATTAAACATGGAAATAATTGTGTTTCTAATTTAAAAATATCCATTAATTCTTGATCGTGTAGTTCTCGATGAAGTCTCTGCCAAAGTTTTAAAGTGGCCTCTGCATCCCGCTCAGCATATTGTCCGACAAACATTGCCGGCAATCTCCATAAATCTTTTTTAGGATCCAATCCGTATTCTTTTGCAGCGTTGTAAAGAACTTTTTCATCTTTGCCCAAGCCTACATAATGTTTTGATAAAACATTTAATTGATAAGACAATCTATTTTCATCAATTAAACTTGCAGCAATCATAGTGTCTACAATTTTACCTTTAATATTTATGCCCGCAGCTTTTAACCAACAAACATCATACATAGCGTTATGAAAAATAAAGGTAGTGTATTCTTGTTTAAATAAATCTTTTAGCCAATTAATAACTAAAGTTTTATCCATATTACCACCCTGTTCGTGATGGATTGGATAATAACCACACCATCCTTCAATAGCTAAAGAAATCCCAGCAATATGTCCTTTACCAATTACGTTTCCAGATCCTAATTCTTTTAAATTTGGATCATTGGTTTCTAAATCTACTGCAATTTCTTTGGCACCTGTTAAATCTTTTAGTTCTTCTGGCATTACCCACTCTGTTTCCGGAGTAAATAAAGGTTGTTGAATCGTTCTCACTGATAGTCCCTTTCGATTATCATTTCAATAAAGTGAATTGCTTTAAGCAAATCTTCTTTTTTTCCTTTATGTGAATGACGGCATATATATTTTATAGCGCATCCCTCAGGAAAAAGCAATCTATTCTCAACTACAAATTTACTTGGTTGGATTTTAAATTTTTGATAGTGTGCTCCTCCGATTTGTTTGTCCCAAACTTTGCTCATAATATATAAGCCCTATCAAAATTTTTAGGATCTAAAACATGCAATTCTTTTTTTGCTCTAGTTGCTCCTGTATAAAATAATCTATGTAGTTCGTCAGGATCATGACTAAACGTTTCTAAAGCCGCATTAGTTAAATCCTGCATTAATAAAACCTTATCTGCTTCTCCTCCTTTTGCACCATGTATGGTTGACATTATTATTCGTGGATTCTTATTTATTTTTTCATCATTGGCTCTCATATTTCGTATGTAGTTTTCTGTGAGTGTGTCAAGTCCTTCAAATGCGTCATACCAAACTTTGTCTATAGCTAATCCATGTTTTTCTTGACATTGTTTTAATGTGTACTTGTCTTCGGTATGTAAAGTTTTACCTTTTTTAAAACCAGGTAATACATTGGATCCAAGGTATTCGTAAATATTTCTTATTTCTAAATGATTTAGATTAGCTCCTTTTCGCCATGCTTCCCAATTATTTAAAGCCAATAAGAGTCTTAAAGATACAGAATTATTTCCGCGATATTGATAATACCATCCTTGAATCTCACATAATTCTTTAGCGCCTTCTAAAAAATGATTTGCGGAAGATAGAATTAACCAATTTCCTTTAGACATGTCGACTTGAGTTATATCTGAATATCTTTTTAAAATACCTATTTCATCTCTAGGCTTATAAGTTTTATCAAATCTATTTTTAACTTTATTAATTATTTTTTGTGAGAGTTCATGAATGGGTCCTCCTGGTATTCTATAAGATTGATCTAAAGTTTTAATATCATCTACTTCTTCTTTAAGAGCGATAAAGTGATCCACATCTGCGCCGGCCCATTTAAAAATAGCTTGATCATCATCACCAGCAATGTAGGTTTTTTTTACATTGGCCCAAATACAACGAACCATATCCCATTGAAGGAGTGATAAATCTTGGGCTTCGTCTATAAATAAAACTTCAAAAGTAGGGTGAATTTCTTTAAGAATAAATTCTTCTAATAGATCAGTAAAATCTTTTAATCCTTTTTCTTTTTTAAATTTTTTTAATTCTTCCGATAGAAGATATAAAGTGTTTCTTTCTATGTCTAATATATTTTGGCGGGAATCATAATAATCTAATAAATCCATACGTTTAACTCGTGCTGTATTAATAATTGTGAGATATTCATTGTCCGAATTAAAAGTTCCATCATCGTTGGAAAAGGAAGTTGTCTTAATAGGAATGCCACATTTTGTTCCAAACTCTCTATAGTCATCAGGTCCCATCATTTTTTCTTTAGTGATTCCTAATTTTCTAAACGCAAAAGAATGAAGAGTTCTAAAATTTTCTAAATCGTTTTCTATATCTAAACCAAATTTATCGGCTGCCCTAGTAGCAGCTTCGTTAGCTGCTCTTTTAGTAAAAGAAAAATATCCAATTTGTTTAGGTCGGATTCCTTGTTTAATAAATTCATCAACTAATTTTAATAAGGTAGTAGTTTTTCCTGTGCCCGGTGGTCCTAATATTATTGTTTTCATTAAAAATCATCTTCTTGATATTTAACTTTAGAAACACTCGCATCAATTTTTTTCATTGCTTTAATTTTAATTAGCCTTGGTTGTTGGTTTTTTACTCTGATTCTTTCTTCTTCTACAAAAATATCTTCTAACCTTTTTAATAAGTTTCCTGTTTTAATTTTATCAATTTCCCAGTGATTCCGTTTGCAGAAATTATAAAAATCTTCCATTCTAAAATAAGTAAATTCTCTTTTGTCATCTGTGTAGGGAAGTTTATTAAAAATATCATCCAATGTTCGAGCGTTTTGTCTATTGGTTGTCCAATCTTGTAATAAAGAAGTTAGTTCATTAATTGGATCTAAAGATTCTAAAGGTTCAATTTCTTGTAAATTTTGCATTAAAGGTTTTAAAAATAATTCTTTCCAGTCTTTTGGTTTAGGTACCGGTATGACTAAATTAGCTTGATCCAAACATGCTAAAGCAAATAAAGGTGAACTGTATAATTGTTCTGTTTTTAATTCGATCCGCGCTTCACTTACATCTAAAAACCATTGAGGTGGACTAGACGTGTACTTAGTGAGGTTGCCCAGCATCGGCATTTCTTCTTCTCCATAGCCAACACCGAATCGTTTTGTTCGGCACAATCTTGATTGACAGACGTCATTGATCGGCGCATCTTTACATCGATATTTGTCGTATCCTTTTCGGCTGACGGATTTAATTAATTGTTGAACTTCATTATTGTTGAGCGGAGGAGTCATATGGATTTGGTTTGCTTTAACCAGTTCATCCTCCCAACAATCGGGTTTGGATTGTTTGTAATAAACGGCGACATTAAACAATGCATTGTTTCTAGCGCCTTCTCCAAAACCGTCCTTGGCTAATTGATTTAGACAAGGAGGTCCTAGAGGGAATGCTTCTTTTATTTTTTTCTCTTCGATTTCAATTTTCTCCACCTGATTGCTTCGTAAAGAAAACTTGTCATAGAGCTGATAAAATTCCTCAAGTGTACCAGCGGCGCCATTATCGTTGATAGCATAGCGTAGTCCTTTCGTTCCATTAAAGTAGGGTAGATTTAAAAAATTACCTGTGTCCCCACGTTCCACAAGTATTTCGGTTTGTTTCGGGAAGATTTCACAACCCTCATAACCTAACACTTTTGAAATTTTCTTTAAAGTGTTTTGCATCAATGATGCAGGAATAAATTCTTTGGTAAATAAAAAGATATGTGCCCCACCGCTTTTAGATCGGCACACAATGAGAGGAAGATTTAGTTTACGAATAGTTTGAACAAGATCCAGATGTTTAAGATTATAAACATCAATATCAATACACCCCCACTTACAATTATTATCTTCTGTAATAGGGATAATTCCCAACGCAGGCGGTTTACCGTCAAGGTGATCTTGCCATAACTGATCTGTAACATTTTTTCTAACAATAAAAGCTTTTCCTTTAAGTTTACCGTTAGATCCACGGTCGCCTTTTTGATACTGTCCATATGCTATAGTTAATCCACTAAAAATTTCTTTGAATTTCTTCATATATATTTCTTCCTTCTAAAAGTAAAGGGCCCTTTCGGGCCCCTTGTAAATTTAATACGGTGTTGGCGTACTAGATTTTTCTTCTACATCTGCTTTTGTTTGCACGTTGCCCTTAGAAACATTTCCTTTAAAATCTTTTGCACTTAAGTACAAAGATTTATCTTTTTGTTCTAGGATTCTATCTTGTGCTACAACCCATCCAAACCAAGAACCTTTGTCGTTCTTTTGTAGTGTAGATGTTAGATTGTAAACAACCCCATGCATAGGTGGAATTGCAAATCCACCTTTTCCATCAGCTATTTGTATGGTCTTCATCATTGAATTCCATTTTTTACTGACATTTAGTTGAGTTGATTTCATTGTAATCAACGCAGGAGTATAAGCTCCTGTTGTTGTCTCAACCATTACATAGTAAGAAGCAGTTTCTTCTAAATAATTACCATTAGGTAATCTAATTTTAGAACCCTCTCTCTTACCTGTTCTGATTACCGGACTTCCTGGTAGATGGACTGCCGCAGGCGCACCTGGACCTTCTCCTCTATCATTCCATTCTGGATAATCTTTTTTGTAGTAGCAAGGGATAACCTTGATACCTTTTTTACCATCGAATAAATCGTTGGTAACAGTATTATAGATCATGCCTGGTCTGGCACCTTCTATAAACTTTGCGTCTCCCTGCGTTACTTGCGGGGAAAGCTGTCCTAAGATTCTGACAAATGGTAACGCAAGATCCTCTTGCGTCATATTTTCAAAACCTTTGGAGAGATCGTCGCCGAATAAAGCAACCGATCCGTCTTTTTTAGCCATTATATTATTAGCCATTACTCATCCTCCATTATTTCCGAGTTATTTTAGTTTTGTCTTTAATCCATGTACTAAAGACATCAGAAGGCATGTCGAGCCCGGACTCGACACGCTCCTTAAATAGGGCAGTCAATGTATTCCAAGGCACATCAGATTTCTGTTGTGGTTCGAATCCATTTTCTACCGCAAGGTTCAGCAATTGCTTCGCCTTGTCGTCTTCTCCACGACCAAAAGTTACAAAGACATTGTTTTTAATAATATCCTCCAACTTGTTGTCCCGAAGCCATTTATAGGCTGCTACTTTTCGATCTTCATCTTTAGGAAGAGTGCACCTAAATTCTTTTTTAACTGACACCGCTGATCCATCAGCAAGTTTAAGTGATGTTAAACCCTGCTCTGCTAATATTTCAGGAATCACTTTGGATCCTATTTCATCAGCTTGTGCCTTTAAATCTTGTAAGTGCTTGTCTGCAGATTTAATCATGTCTTCTAAGTCTTTTAACTTTTGACATTCATCTGCGAGATTAGTCACATCCACATTGTCCAGAAGATCTTTTGAATCTTCTAGCATCATATTTTTTACTTCATCCGTCATTTCGTTCTCCTTTCTGGTATACATCGACCTCTAACGGATAATATCGATATTCCCGTTTGTCCCATTTCAACATATTAAATTGTCCATTGGTTACATCATTCACAATTGCAGTTGATATTCCAATTATAACTGGATCACCCACCGCAAGAAGATAATCTTCTTTGCGAAAGTCCTGTAAATTTTTT